ATGTTGTCAGTTGAAACTGCGCGAAATTCCGCGCTAAACGAAATTCTTTCTTTCACTTATCCGAAACTACACACCGGCTCCTGCTGGTTCATTTCCTTTTATGCGTTCGACCCGGCGAAGGGTGAAATGCGGCGCAAACGGATCAAGATAAATTCGGTGGGGAATGCCTCACAGCGCCGGCGGTATGCTGCGCAAGTTTGTCATCGTCTTTCTACGAAACTCGAAACGGGGTGGAATCCGTGGGTGGAGGCAGAGGCGGATTATACCTATAAACTATTTTCGGATGTATTGGTGCACTACCGAAATTACCTCCGGAAGTTACAGGATGACGGTGTTCTCCGAAAATCGACCGTACATGGCTATAATTGTTCGGCGGGTATCATGGAACGTTGGAATGCGCAACAAGCATCGCCCATTCGTTATGTCTATCAGTTCGACCGTTCGTTTTGTGTGCGCTTTCTGGATTACGTCTATGTTGAACGGGGCAATTCGCCGACTACGCGCAACAACAATCTGGCGTTTCTCCGGGAGTTCTCGTCATTTCTGGTTCAACACTTATATCTGAAAAGTAAACCGACGGAAGGGCTGAAGAGTATCGGAAAGGGTGCTGGCAGTAAGAACCGGACGGTCATCGCGCCGGCGGATATGCAACGTCTCCATGACTGGCTTGACGCACACAACCGGCCGTTCCTGCTGGTCTGCTATTTCCTACATTATATGCTTATCCGTCCGAAGGAGATATGTCGTCTTCGCTTGCAGGACATTAATGTCGCTAAACAAACGGTCTATATTGACGGCCAGATTTCGAAAAATAAAAAATCGGGGGTGGTTACGCTTCCGACGCCGATTCTGGAAATGCTCGTCGATTTGGATTATTTCAATGCTCCGACTTCGTATTATATTTTCTCTACCGGGTTCCGGCCGGGGCCTAAGTTGTGCAGCGAACGGAGTTATCGCCACTATTGGAATAACGAAATTGTTCCGGCGTTGAAATTCCCGAAGGAATACAAGTTCTATTCGCTGAAGGATTCGGGTATCACGGATATGCTTCGGTCGGGACTTGACCCTCTTTCCGTTAAGGAGCAGGCGCGGCACTCGTCGCTTCAGATTACGGATGCCTATACACCACGGGATGTTTTGAACGCTAATCCACGCCTTCAGAGTTACAAAGGTATCTTATAAGTGGAGAAGAGGGCGGTCAACACCGTCCTCTTCTCTTTTTGGGGTCTCAATCGGTTGAGATTTGCTGTTATGCGAAATATTTGTTTTTGAGGGCAATTAGTTTGTCCCAATACGTGACTATCAGTCCGTCCATGTGGTAGTGGTATTCCCCTTTGTAGTTGGGTATTCCTCCGAGCCGATTTGCCGACCTCTCGGTATAAAAATGGTAGTAGTTAGCCGCGCGACAGAAAAGGCAATGCAGGCCGCTCGGAATGGCGAATACGGGCAGCCACAGCCATCCCCACCGTTTCGATTGTCTGACATGGCCGAACTCGTGATCGTATACGGGTTCTCGGGCTATGTTCTTGGGAGAGATAAAAACATAGCGTCCCATCGTCATTCCTCCCCGGACGTGCTTCGTTGCGTAGAACACCGCCCCGCCTTGCTTGGTGATCTTCACGCGGTCGAAGCAGAATGCCAAGTACACAAGGCCGATTAGGTTCTGCGGGAGCTGCCATAGGTAGAGCAACACCGCCCATACGATTCTCAGAAATTCTTTCATCGTGTTTTCTTGGTAAATTGGATGTATTCAGTATAAACGATCTGTGTGTGCGGGTTCGACGACACGACCTCCTGCCGGATTGCTTTCGTGCCCCAGCGGATAAATAGGAATCGCCGCGGAACCCGGTGTACGATTTGCCGGAGGGTGTCGATGCTTGTAACGTGGCAGCTCACCGAATCGGTCCGGATTATGCCGTCTACGCTCACATGCCGATCCGCCCATCTGAAAATCTTCGCTTCGGGGACTTTCGGCAGTCCGGAGAATTCCCGATCGAGGGCGGCCTTTACCGAATCGGCAGCCCTTCGCACCCCTGCGCCATATTTCTCCCACGCTGTCGGCTGCGGACCTGCGGGTTCCAGGGGCGCCGTGATCTGCACTTCGGTCCGCGTGGCCGTCGTGGCCGCCGCCTCCAGCCGCCGGACCTTGATCCGCAGCTCCCGGACTTGCGCGGTCAGTTGTGCGTTGTAGCGTTCCATCTCCGACGCCCTGAGTTCGAGCACTTGCCGGGATGCGGCGTGTTTTCCGCTCTCGGTTCGATAGAACTCCACGCTGTCGGTCAAGACCTCGTTGTTGGACTGGACGCGCCTGCGCTCGGCCCGTTCGCCCCGCAGGCGGACCGTTTGCAACCATAACAACCCGCCTATCACGAGCAGGGTGATAATCAGAATGCGTTTCATAGTACCTGCCAGTCGTCAGCGAAAATATCCTCCCATGTGGGGATGTAGGACGTTGCATGGGATTTCGAGCAGTCGTCGTTTACTTCGATGATCAGCACCTGGTCGTGATACGATATGCTGCCGTCCCCTATTGTTCCGATAACAGCTTTCGCACGATCCGGTAAACTGGTCATGCGGGGAACGACTTCCGCTGGTACTGTCTGCGGAATCTGTTTGACGATGAACTTACCAGCCCATGTAGGGCTTGAATAACGGCTGAACGCCTCTCCCTCGTTAAGCCGATCGATGATTTCGGAGAATTTCATACGTTTTGATATTTAAGTTAGAGTAAACCTTCTGTCTTTGCGATCCGCGCCACGTTGTCGATCACCGAGGCCATCACTTCGGCATAGTCCGGCGCCGTGGCGTACTTCGCACCCGTCCCGTCCATCAGCCGGCGGGCAAACTCTTTCGGATCATCGCGGTAGGGCCACGCATCGGCATAGCCCGGTTTGCGGAGCAGTTCCAGGTGATTGTCGAGACATTCATCCAGCGACGCGAAATTTCGGAAATACCGGTAGACGCGGTATTTGTATTTTCCGGGGGCCACTTGCTCGACCGATACGACCCGTTCCGGGGCCTTGAACTTCACATTCGGGGTCTTGAAATATTCGGTCGTCAGTTCCAGCGACACCGGGCCGGTCCAGCTGCTGCCCTTCGTGATCCCGAAGATGTTGTTGCCGACGCCCTTTATCTTCCATCCGGTTTCGAGGGCTGCCTGCGCCGTCACGAAAAGCGGATGCACTCCGCCGGAGCGATACAGCCGGGCCGCCGCGGGGTAAATCTTCCGGACAAATTCGATCTGTTCTTTTTTCGTTGCCATTTTTTTCGGTTATATTATAAAGCCTCGTTCGTTCCGTCCAAATACTTTTTGGCCTCTTCGACCGGGACCTGCATTTTGCGGGCGACTTCTCCGGCGAGCACTTCACGGAAAATTCGCAGGAACCGCATTTTCGGGTTTACGATCAGCGCCGAACCTCCCATGGACCAGAGTTCGACCAGACAGATCAGGGTGCATATCGTCACTACTGCGATTTGCGACTCTATCCCCGCCATCCGCTCGATCAGGATAAACCCTACGATCACCGAGGCATAAAGGGCGAGTTTTGAGAGCATTCCGTGTCGTCCGAGTTCGGATAGCGCGAAATGCCCGCGTTTGATCTGCGCGGCAATCCCCCATACGGTGTCGAGCGCCACGCATACGACTACGGCGTTGATGGCCCCTTCGTATCCGGCGAAGAAGTTCGCCACGAAGACGCACATGGCGACGCACCATCCTTGAATCGTCTGGAATATCTCCGCCAGTTTGCAACCCATGTTCAGGACAGTTCCTGCGAATTTTCCGGTCATGCTTGTTTTTGTCGTTGTTTCGGTTTGCGCCCCGGGCGCCGGTCAGAGCCCCCCGGGGCAATAGGGTTTAATGTTTTAGAACTAAACTAATTCCGCCTCGATGTTTCCGGAGGCAGGGATCGGTCCGAACCAACATTCGCCGTTGTTGCTGGCTTCGATATAGAACCGCTCACCTACATGGTCTGTTAACTCTTGGCCTATCATGCTGGATAATTCGTTGAACGAGACTCGAACCGTCAGATCGTCTAATACATCGAACCAGCCAAGCCACGAAGTAGTGAGTTCGAACATAAGCTCTATATTTTCGCCAGCTTCAACTCCGCATGCGTGCACGTCGATGATGACCTCCCTTACGTCAGTCCCCCCCCCGACTGGGAGATCGAGATCGTACACTGTACGGACTCGTCTTCGGCCAAAGACAGCGTGACAGACCCGCTGCGGAGCAATCCCGTATTCTGGGGCACCTCGATCTGTATGGTTCCCGAGGTCTCCGTCGCTTGGGTTTCTGCGGCCTCTTCCCCTACGATCTGCGCTGAAAGGAACTCCCCTGCGATTGCCGCGATCTGCGGTGTTCCGTTCGTCGTGTATGCGAGCTCCAGCATCTGCGCCGTCGAGTCGAGCGAATGGCTTGTGACTGCGAATCCGTCGCCGGTCGCCGTCTTTCCGTCCACGGTCAGGAAGTATTCGTCCGGAACCTCCGGTTCGTCATCAGCTACCCCCCCCCGTGGTTATCTCCTCGATGATTTCCGTGATCACAACGGTCGTATCCGAAGAAGAGTCCGTCAGCCTGATACTGAGCGTATCAAAGGCAGCTTCTCTATAAGGATTGTTGTCTTCGGTGGGGTCAACATAATTAGCTGTAACCACAAGTGAGGTGTTGGCCGTCAATGACCGTCTGACAATGCCCGAAGCTATAAAGTTTATGCCGTCGGACAACAGACACCCGCATGTCTCGCATGAAAATGCGTATGCTGCATTGGCATTGCCAACGTATCCCCGGATAATATAATTCGGTTGGTTAGAAAACGCCCGCATGGGAACGGTGACATTCTTATACTGAACCCCGTCCCACGTTATACCGGAGGCTACGACAGTTCTGCCGCTTCCGCTTTCCGAGGAACCTCCCGGGGTGTAAACGGCCCAGTCTCCGGCACTGGCGACTCCGCCGACCCCCGGTCCTCCGGATATATGGGCGTATGCCATGCTTTTTTCCTCCCCGTCCGTCCGAAAAGCAAGCAGTATGCCCTGACGGTAGGTGTCGTCTTCGGAGCCCTTTATGGCGATGTAGATGCCATCGACGCGCTCCGCCATACCTCCGAAAGGACCATAGTCTCCATCCACGACCGACCCGTTGGCATACCACGTCACGATGGCCCCGGCCGGAACTTCGTTGAGCGATGTGAGGTCGTAAATGGCGCCGTATTCGCTGATTTCAACGGGTTCGTAAGTCGCAGCTTCCCCGGAGCCGCCCGTCGTTCCGCTTTGGGCATACCCGAGGTTGTTCCACGATGTTGTTCCGTCCCCGAACTTGAACTTTCGGGTATCGCTTTCGACGCCGATCTCTCCGCGCAGCAATACGGAGTCCGCGGCGCTCCATTGCGCCGCGGTCCTGTATTGGGGCAGAAACTTTCCCTTTAGAGTCTTCGTAGCCATCGTCGTCAGGCGTTGCCGTCCAGAATGAAGACATTCTCCTCGTCGGTGAGATAGGCTTCGGCAGCGGCCTTTGCCCGGGCCTCCGTGTAGTAGAGGTTGTCACCCTCTGCAAGATCGGTCGTGCTCTTTGCCGCGAATGCGGAATTGAACCGTGCCTGCGTCCAGTAGAGATTCGTGCCACCCTCGGCGATGTTGTCCGTGGAGAGCACCACGACGCCGGTCTTTCCGTTCACGGATACCACGTCGCACTCGGGCATGAGGAAGAGTTTCCAGTTGGCCTCCACCGAGGGGTCGTTCCCCGCAAGGATGTAGGTCTTGCCCTCGTCGGTGCGTCGACAGACATCGCCCTGCTGTGCCGTGAGCGCGAGCATCGCGTCCTTCGAGTCGGCGTCGAAGATGTCGGTGATCGCCACCTGGGGTATGATGGAGGTGTCGAGTTTTCCGTCGGCGCCGATCAGAGGCACGTTTCCGGCCGCTGCCCCGGCGTTTTTCTGCGCTGCGGTTCCGAGTTCGAGCAGGGTGCGGACATCGGCGGGAGCCATGGCGGAGATCTTCGTGATGCGGCCCTTGGCGTCCACGGAGATCTTCGGAAGCTGGACATCGGACTGCGCTGTGAGGATCGAGGCGAGGGTCAGGGCCAGCGAGAGATTCGCGGAGCCGTCGAACGACCCCGAGGCCGCTGCGTCGCCCGTGACGGCTACGGTCCGCGGTGCTGCGAGCTTGTCGGCTTGCAGGGCGTGATCGACTTTCCCGCTGGAAGGACCTGCCCCGGCGGCTTTGGCGTAGATCGACGCGAGCATGTCGCCGGCGCCGAGCGCTGCGAGGTCGGAGGCCAGCGCCACCTGCTCCCAGGCGTTTCCTGCGGTCTTCTTCAGCAGGATGTAGAGTTTCCCTGCACTCTGATCGTAGTAGAACGTTCCCGGGATGCCGTCCACAGTAGTGGGCGCAGCAGTTCCGACTTCGAGGCCCTCCGAGCGGTAGGGAAGATCGTTCCAGGCGGTGGTTCCATCGCCGGTCTTCCAATGGCGGGTGTCGGATTCGATGCCTGCCTCGCCCTTCAGAAGGACGGGATTTTGTTCGGCCCATTCGGCCGCGGTCTGCGTCTTGAGCAGAAGACGCGCTTTTACAGTTTTTGTTGCCATGATGATAAGATTGAAAGGTTATCTGTTGTTGTCCAAAATGAGTTCGTCTTCGTCGTCTATTCCGACTCCGATACATTTGTAGCAAAGTCCGGTTTCGTCCCATCGGTAGGATTTGTCGGCTGTGGTATCGATGTAGAGCACTTCCGGATTTCCTACGGCCGGGAATTGAAGGTATGATCCGAAATGCAGGGACTCGGCCGTTCCGCCGGCAGCATCCATATCCTGCCATTGTAGATCGTAGTCTTTGTCGGACTTTTTCACGAGGACCTGGCCGGCGCTGCCGCCGGATGGGATTCCTATGCCCCGGAGCATCCTCTCCAGAACGACCGTTGCGGCTGCCGGCGTTTCCGAGTCGGTTCTCCCGGCCCAAAGTTCCCATCCGGTTAGCTGCGGGAGCACCTTCTTCTGCTCTCCGCTTTCGAACAAGTCATTGGGAACGTTGCGCAGCAGCCGGAAACAGAGCTTCCCGGGAGGCAGGCGGTGGTCTTTGAACTCTATGAGCATCGCATCCGGCGTATCGTCCACGGGGCGGCAGTTCATGTATTGTTTTCCGTCGAACGCCGCCGTGAAGGATGTTCTGGACTTGTTCGGGCCTTCGTAGGTGTTGAAAACGATCTTCCAGGGATATTCCGGACGCTTGCCGTCCGGGAACCGGAAGATGAAGGGGAAATCCTCTTCGAAATTCTGCCGGAACAGGGCCGTGCGCTGCATGGCCATTATTTCTGTAATCGATGTGTTCATCTGTGCTTCTGCGTTGATGTTTATCGTATCGGTCGGTGTTTACGCCTCGTCCTGCGCGGAGAGTATTATTTCGTCGCTGCTGTCGATGCCCCATCCGACACAGCGGTACACGGCCGCCGCTTCATCCCAGCGGTAGGCCCTCTCGTTTGCCGTGTCGATGTAGAGCGTTCCGGCAATTCCGGTCTCCGGAAACAGTTCCCGGGGGCCGAAATGGATCGGTTCCGCCCGACATCCCGTATCTTGGTTTCCTATCCACCAGTTCCCGTTCTCTCCGATGTGGGGCGTGACGCCGTCTTTGCCGCGGTATACCGTGCCGATGAATGCTTCGATCTCTGCCGACGCTTTCACGTCGTCGCTGGGTCCGTTCCAGAGCCAAATCCCGGGACAGGAGGGGATGCAGATATTCCTCGCGGTGTTGTTCCAAAACGCATCGGGCGAGCTGATCCATAGCTTCTGGCAGAGCCACCCGCTGCCGAGGAAACATTTGGACAGGGGGACATATACGCAGAGCCTGTTGTCGTCGAGTTTTTCGCAATGATCGTATATGCCGTTTCTGCGGGACACCTTGAATCGGACGCCGTTGTCGGCGAAGAATTCGATTTCGAAATCTATGCTGTCCTCGGGAACGGGAGCCGGGACCGGATTCCCGTTGTCATCGGATTCCTGAAACTGTTCGATGAATGAAAAATCGGTTTGGTTGTTGAGTCGTATTTTTGCGGCTTTCGTTTCCATGTGCAGGTCGTTTGAGGCAAAATTAGGAGGTCGGCGTCCGCTTTGAAAGGACAAATCTTATCGTCTTTCGGGGAAAAATTCTCCGGGTATGATCTGCGGTTCGGGAAGTTCTGCCCGCTCGTAAAAACGCTGCTCGTTGCGTTCTGCGAGGTGGTATTTGAAGGTATACGCATTCAGTTCGCGTGCCGCGTGTTCGACTTTGTATTCATCCACAATGATCCGATGCCATTGGCCGTCGCGGTAAACCCAGCGGTCGCGGCTTTTGATGAAATCCTGGTATTGTGCGGCCATGCGCTCCGAATCGATATAGCCGGTGGAAGTCTCCCAGTAGGAGGTATAGTTGTTGGTCAGTTCCTTTTCGACCTCGGAGTTGGTGAAGGTCTCGACATCTCCCTCTGGCTTGAGAATGGTCTTTCCTTGCATCATCAGCGTGTCGAAGCCTCCCATGCCATTCACGAACCCGAAGCATTGATCGTCCATACGGTCCTTGCGCAGGAGATAACGCTGCCCGATCGGGTGGTTGGGCTTGTCGATCAAAGTCGTGACCCCTCCCGATATTTGGGCCTTTTGGCTGGTTCCGAAGACATCGTAGGCGATGGGAATGAGGCCCTTTTCTTCGCAGAATTCTTGCCAGCAGGCGCCGAAGCTCGTGTCGATCTGATTATATGTGTAGGAACCGGGGGTCTCCGAAATCTGTTTGGTGAATGTACGGCCGTCGGCGGTATAAAGCGTGGTGTGAAGTTCCATTGTCTGGTAGGGGTACGGCCGGACAAATGCCAGCCATTGCGGTTGCAGGGGCGTCGTTTCGATGATCTGCGGCTGGTGCGTCAGGAAGTTCCGGGCAAAGAAGTCGATGATTTCAGACGCCGTATCGAAAGGTTTCGATAGTCCTCCCGGCATTAAGTAGCTGCCCAATTTCATACTTTCGCCACCTTTGTTAGCACTCCACGCAACCTGTGGGAGATTTTTGGTGGTTGTGTATGGACCGGCCAGCGAAGGGATAAGCCGAACCAGTTGGCGGACGTGGATGGTGACCTCCCCGTTCGCATCCGGGTGTAGTTCGACATTATCGACTATTACGTTGTCGTCTATGAAATACGATATGCGCATCGGACTCTCGACTTCGGAGAAAACGATATTGCTGGCATTCTCCGTAAAGGAGACCGCATAGTGACCGCGAATTGTGAATCCCATGTTTTTTTCGTCAAATGTATGGTTTCAGAAATCGGGATGAAAGGACAATTACACCTCTACGAATTCGGCATTGGCGAATGCTACCGTCGCCTTGTCGGAGAGCGTGATTTCCATGGTCTTGATGAGAAAGAGCCGGTTGTAAAGCATGATCTTGCGCCAGAGTTTGAGCTGCGCGATGTCGGCGGGAGAAAGTACCATATCGGCCTTTACGGAGTCTTTCTTCTTCACCTGCCATTGCGCAAATGTCTCGTGGAATTTGGCATAGAGCCCGTTGGTGCCTCCGATGGCGATGGAATAACGTGTGTTCGCCATCTCGGAGCCTCCGTCGATGTAGGGCTCGGGGCGTGTGAAATAGTTTCCCTGATCGAAGAAGTTGTTTTCGATCAGTAACCCGATGTATACGTCCGAAGGGCGGTTTCCGCCGACGGTGGGGATATCGACGACGGGTGCCATGGTGCGGAGCGTCACTTGTGCGTCCGTGGATTCGACATTGATGAGCGTTGCGACATTTGCCGGGATGCAAGGGGTACAGATGAATCCGATGCTGTTTTCGTAGCTTTGGCCGTCGCCTCCTCCTTCGGACAACTCGACCTTGTTGACGTTGGCCTGGAATACGATGTCGATGAGCGGTATTGTAGTTTCTGTCTTATTGAAAACGATCTCCCCCATAAGTATCGTTCCTATCCAGTCCCAGACCCGTTTCCAGTACAAGTAGGCTTTCACAGCTTTTCCCGAATAGACGTTCCCGGAGAATGTCACACGAACATCGACATAGTTGTCCGAAGTCCGGAATTTGGAGATCAGTTCCTCGTAGTTGGATGCGGAATAGATGCTCTGTGCGAGTTCTTCGTCGAACTCCTCCTCTTTGGCCGGGTCGTAGTTCTGCTCGCCGTTAGCGTATTCCAGGGAGTAGCTTCCGGCCTCTCCGGCGACGATGGCATAGATGTCCGATACTTTCTGCGTCCAGTCGATAAATGTCTTGTCTTGGAGTATCGAGCTGTTGGTGCGTACATCGTAGTATCCTTTCTCGGGGAATATCGTTGCGCAGAACATTTTGAGGATGTTGGCGATGAACTCCGCCTTCGTCATCTCGGGCAGGGCCTCCGCGGCGTTGAATCCGGTTCCGATACACAGATTATCATCCGTGCCGGAGCCTGTATAGGGGATGCCGTATCGGTCGTTCTGCCACGCTTCGGGCTTGTAGGTTCCGAGTATGGCCATACGATCGAGATAGTCCTGGACCTGGGATGGGAAGATCAGCCCGGGGTGGATCTTCTCCAGCAGATAAGCTGCCTTGATTGCCGGGATGATATAGGGCGTATCGGTGTAGAGGTAGTTGGCGTATTTGTCGATCGAAGAGCATTCCGCCTCTCCTGCGGCCGTGGGGTATTCGATCTTTGCGCTGTTGGCCTTGCGGACGATCATCGGGAGTCCGATATCGGGATAATCTCCTTTGCGGGCGTTCTGCACGAATGTTGACATTGCCATGCCTCCGTAGTCCCGGCACGCTATTTCGTGGATATTCCCGGAGAATGCCTCTGTCGCATCGGCACCTACGAATGTGTATTTGAGCGTTTGGTCGGAGAACTCGTCGAACTGGAGTTCCCCGGAGAATAGTTCGAAACCCTCGAAGATGATGGCGGCGGGAATCTTTTGCACGGCGGGCGGAATCATCATGACATCGACGAACCGGAATTCCACCTTGTTTGTCGGGGAGAGCGGGAACTCGATGCCCGTTGAGACGGCCACAGGCATGCGGTCGTCTGCGAAGAGAGGATTTTCGAGGGTGAGCGTTATCTCCTGCCCGGGTGTGATGTCGAGCGTGCGTCCGGATTCGAGACTTTTGATCAGTAACATGTCTATTTGAGTTTTCCGCGGTTCATCATACGTTCGTATTCGCGCTGCTTCTCGATCAGCCCGGCCTTGCCCATCAGGGACACATCGGCGCGGATGGGTTCGTCGAGGCGTTCGGTGAGCCTGACTACCGCCGTGTAGAGCAGCCTGACGAGTGCCGGATCAGAACCTTCGGATGCGGTGGAAACCGTCGGACTTGCATTGATCGTGTCGATTGCTTGTCCCGGGGAAATGGCTCCGCCTGCGGCATATCCGGTTGTTCGCATCATAGCGGGTAGCGTCTGCGTGAAATCGAAATCCCGGAGGCGTCCTCGCCGGCGCACCGCTTCGAACGTGTTGATGATCGGCGCGGCCGTGGGGTTCTTCATGGCCTCGTTGGGAATGACGTACTCCATGCCATTTTCGCCAACGAGTACCGTGGGCCGGTCGATGTAGCCACGGGCATCGGGGTCGAGGTGGGCATTGAACCTCTTGCCGTCTTGCGCCCGCTCTACGGGGAAGCCGCCTTCCTCGGCGCCGGTGATTGGCGTTGCTGCGATCATGGCGATTTGTGCAGCACCCATCGCTGCCATAATGCCGGCTGGGATAAGTCCCCAGGGTATTCCCCACTCCGAGAGGGTTTTCACAACACCGGCTGCGGTGTTGATCGTTGCCTGGATAATACTCTGCTGTTTCTGACGTTTGGCCTGCTTGATTTGGAGTTCTTCCTGCTTGCGCTCGTACTCGGCCTCCATCTGCTCGACGGCCTGGGTGTGCTGTTCTTCGGTCATCAGCCCGGCATCGAGTCGGGATTGCAGTTGTTTTTTCTTGGTGTCTTGGTTCTTCTTGTACTTTTTGAGTTCGGCGTTCTCCTTGGCCGTCATCATTTTGTCGTAACTGGCATATAGGTCCATTGCCATATTAGCGGCTTCGGCTGCGGCCATGAGTGCCATTGCCATTTCTTCGGCTCCGAATTTCCCGGCGGAGATGTTATCGAAGAACAGCGCCCAGTCATCCTGAGAGAATCCGAAGAAATTCCCGCCCCGGTTTTGTGTGAAGGAATAGCCAACTTCTTCCACCTTGTTGGCCGCTGCGTCAATAGCTCCTTCCACCTCTTTGATGCGGCGAATGAGGTCATTTTTCTCCTGCTCGGAGAGGAGTGACGTGTCGAGATCAATCGTTTGGAGCACGCCTTTCAGGTCCCGAAAGGCCATCATCCCGGAACCGCTCAGCGCTTGGAGCTGCGTGAGCGTCGAGCGCAGGTATTCCTCGTCGAAGGCTTTGAGTTCATTGATTTGTTGCTGTTTGAGCCGGGCTCGTTCCGTTTTGGAGAGTGTGGCGGTTTGAAGTTCTGCCTTGTGGCGTTCCTGCATCACCTGGCGGCTCTGTTTGTATTCGTTTTCTTCCTGCTTGAGAGCGTCCGTTGCCCGTTGGAGTTCGATCTTCGTGAGGTTCCGATTATGAGCAAGTGCAAGTTGTTCCAGCGCCGCGGCGTTCCCGGCGTACTGCTTTTTTTTCTGTTCATACTCGGCATTTTCGCGTTTGGTGGCGTCGGAGATGTTCTGGATGCGGAGATTCTCGGCGGCTTCGGTTTGTTGTTGCTCTCTTTTTTTCTGCTCGATGATTTTGTCGGCGAGCTGGATTTCGAGTTTGGAGCGCGCCGCACCGGATTCTTTGTTTGTGGCCAGCCGGGCTTGAAGGGATGCGATTTCGAGCACGAGTAGGCGGTCCTGGTACGTTTGCTCTGATGTGATCTCTCCATCAGCGTATTGCTGGCGGAGTTTCTGTTTCGCGGCAAGATAGGAGGTGTCCGCATCGAGACTCCAGGATGTTTTCTTCGTGTTTTTCCCGGAACCGGTTGTCGCGGTCTTTTTTCCGGAGCCGTTCGGATCATCGGAATTTTCGATTTCGGGGGCCGGGACGATGAGTTTCTTGGCTTCCAGTTCGGCCTGGGCGTCCGCGATGAATTTGTCGAGGTCGGCGATCTGTCGGTCGATGTTTTCTTGGTACTTCTTTTTGTTCTGCTTCTCAGCCTCGGCGATCATCGTGTTGTAGTCGAGGGTACCGTAACTGTTTGCCGCGGCGTTTGCGAACATTGCACGTTTGAACCATCCGACTTTTTTATCGTCGCCTGTCAACTTGTCTTTGCCTGCCTGCTCGATGATTTCCTCTTTCTTCTGAAGTGCGGCTTTGATGGATGCCTGAAGAATGAGCTGGTCGGTGTAGGCTTTGACGGCCGCCGCAGCTTTGCCGTTGGCGATCGTTTCCTGGTTGATGAGTTCGATGCCGCCGGGTATCAGCCCTTGGAGTTCTGCGATTGCCGCCGTGCGCCGCTTTTCGGAGGATGCTTCGGCCTCGACGACCCGCATGAGTTGCGAAATTTTTTCGGCTTTGCTGACCAGATTGACGCCGTGCTCGTCCTCGATGTCAGCCGCGGCTTTCGTGATTTCGTTGAAGGTGCGCTGGGCGCTGGTCGCTTCGTTGGCTCGCGTCTTGAAATAGGTGAAGGCTCCGACCACGGCACCTATGGCCACCGCAACCACACCAAGAGGAGAGGCTTTGAGTGCAAGCCCGAATAGGCGTGTGGCTATGGTTGCGGCTTTGGTCGCTCCCGTTTCGGTGACGGTGGCGGTTGTGGTTGCCCGAACGGCCAGCAGATAGGAGAGTTTGAGGCTTCGAAGTCCGGCGACGGTAGCCGCATAGGCTTTCTTCGCAGTGTGTGTACCTACGATGACGGTCTTGTATGCGGCATAGGTTGCCAGCAGTCCCAGCACGATTCCGCGGTTTTGGATGAGCCATTCAACGAGGATGCGCGTTGTTCGGATGAGTGCGGCTTTGGCCGAGAGGCCCTCGTGGTAGGCGGGGACAAGGGATTTTCCGAGGTCGGCGGCCTCTGCGGCGATTCGTTTCTGGAGTTTTTCCGTCGTGGCTTCGGTCGTGGTGTTCATAATGTTGAACTCCTGGAGGCACGAGGTTCCCTCCTCGAAGGCGCGGTTGGAGATCTCTTGCTGCTGGCGGAGTTTGTCGGTGTTTTGCGCCAGCGCCGTCAGCACGCCCGTTGCGCGGGTGCCATCCAGTTTGAGCGAATCAAGTGCAGCGACGATCCCGGACATTCCGGCGCCGTCTTTCCCCATGCCTTCGGCCAGGCGGATAATCGCTTCGTTCATATCATCGACCATCAGCTTCTTGAACTCCGAGACGCTCATTTTGGCCGCGGCCGCGAAAGCATCCGTGCGTTTGAACATGCCGGTGATGACCTGCGACATGGATGTTCCTGCCACCTCCATCGTTTGCCCGAGGTCGTCGAGGGTGGCGCCCAAGCCGGCGATGTTGGCCAAAGACATTTTCGCCGAATAGCCGACACCTCCCACGCGGCGCATGAACTCGACGATGTTGGCCTCGTTGGCTGTCGATGATTTCCCGAGTTCGTTCACCGCTGCGGCCGTTTTCATCATGCCCTGCTCAATGCCGAACTCCTTATTGAGCTGGAATACATTTACGAGTTTTCCGATTTGGCCGATGGTCTCTTCGACATTATCCCCGAGGTCTTTGCCGAGGGATATTTTGATAACGTCTGCCGCGCGTGTAAAGCCTTCGATGTCCTGCTTGGCGATGCCCAGTTTGCCGCCGATGCGGGCCATGCCGAGGAGTTCCTCTTGGGCGGTGCGGGTGTCTATTTTGCCGAGGCTTGCATTCAGGTCTTCGACCTCCTCGCGGGTCATGCCGGTAGTCTTGCGGGCGTTCGACATTGCTTCGTCCAGTCCCGAATAGGTTTGTACGGCCTTGTAGAGCCCCGAACCGACCATTGCGAATGAGGCGAAGGTTGCCGTTACGGTTCCGATATACTTATTGACCCGAGAAGCCATGTGGCACATAATGCCTTCGGTTGAAACAGTTTCAGCGCGAAGTTGCGCCATGCGGCTCGTTACGGCCTGCAATTCGTTCCGCAGCTGTCGCCATTGGGGCGTTCCGGGTATGACGTTGCGCATGGCATTCCGTAGTTCGGCGTGTCGCTGACTCAATTCGGAGGTCGTCATTGATGTCAGTTTCATTTGGGATTGGAGCTGCTTTACCCGGGTTTCGTTGGCCTTGATCGTCTCGTTGTTGCGTTTGAGCGCGGCGGAGATCTCCTCGATGCGGGCCTTGTTTGCGCCGCCTTCGGTGCGGAGTTTCTTCTGTTCTGCCCGGAGCCGTTCGTTTTCGGCTCGCAAGTCGCGGCTGTTGCGGGTTAGTTGCAGGATTTCCTTGCGTGCGGGATCGCCGTTGACGATGATATTAAGGCGCAGGTTTTCCTCTTTGAGTGTCTTTGCCATGCGTTATTTGTTTTCGAGTTCAGCACGAATGCGTGCGGCGACATCCGGAGTGAGGTCGTTGGCGAGGCGTGCGGCGATGGAGTTGAAATGTCCCCAGATGAACCGATTGTGGATTTTACGGTTGCGGCGCACGACTTTCGAGCCGTACTTCATGGCTTTGAGGTCGAGAAAACGTTGGTATGCGGTGTGGGAGACGGCCAGTTTGCCGGAATATCCGTCGGCGGCCGAAACTTCGGTCCGGCGGTGTTCCAGAATGCGTTTAGTGTGGAAGTGGAGCCGTGCAGCGAACGCAGCTCCTTGATTTTTCAGAAGGCGGGCGCCTTCGGATGTGAGAATTTCTTCTACGAATCGTTGCTCGACGAGTGATGCCATTTCATTCGTTTTGCAACAAAAATAGCCGCCCGAAGGCGACCATTAAAGGACAAAAATAGAGCTTAGAATCGGCATGGCATTATCTCACCATCCGTTTTTTTCACGCAGGGCTCCAATATAGCAGGCCCCAAGAAAAATCAATATTCCTATTGCGAGTAGTATCATATTACAATTGAACGTCGATATGTAATTTCCCTCCCAATCCGCGCTCTACAATATCGAACAGCGTTTTGAGAGTAATGTTCCCTCCGTCGTTTTCGACCTTTGAAATGAACGTGCGCTTTTTGTCGATTCGGTCGGCCAGTTGTGCCTGAGTCATCTCTTTCTGTTCCCGTGCCGTTCGGATTTTCAGCCCGATCCGCAATGCGTCGAGATCGCGTTCGATACGGTCGCGTTCCGGCGTGCCTATTTCGCCGTAATATTTTGTTTTGATCTGGTCTAAAGTTTTCGTTTTCATTTTTTTGTCTCCTTTCTTTTTTCGTCGTAGTATTCCGACATAATTTTTTCGGCTTTTTTGATCTCTCCTGGTGGAGTTTTCTGTGTCTTCTTCTGGAAGCCGCACAATAATACTACCATTTTGTTGCCATCGAAAAAGCAGAAAATCCGGAATATGTCGCTTCCGAGTTGTACCCGTATCTCGAATAGCCCATTAGTGCCTTCGATATATTTCAAATATGTAACGGGGACTCGCTCGATCTGCTCGATGATGTCGAGTACCTTGATGATTTTATCCCGTACCTTCTGTGATTGTTTTTCGAAAAACTCTTCGAAATAATCTTTGTAGGTAACGACTTCTCTTGCCTTTTTCATACTACAAAGGTAATTTATAAATTACATTCTTGCAAATAAATTGCCGAAAAAATTAGCCCTCGACGAGTTTTTATCGTCGGGGGCTTTGGCAGGTAGTGTGATTTACGCCCGATAAATCATTATATCGGTGTATCGTGCATTGTAGGTGATTGTGTTGTCTATTTCCTTTCGCGTGGCTTTCTTGAACGGAGAACCGAATCCGTGTGCATCCATCCAGTCGAAGAACTCGATGACGGAGGACTTGTTCGAGGTGAAATAAAAGAAAGGGTGCTCCATGATGGTGGAGAAAACGTCAAGATAGTCGGCCAAACGCCAATATCCGTTATAATGTCCGGCTTGGGTTGAAAGGTACGGCGGATCGACGAGAAATACTACACCCGGGGTATCTTTGTATTGGGAGAATAGTTCGCGGTAGTCGGCCTTGACGATTTCCAGTCCGTCAAGGTATCCGTCGCAGGCATAGGGTGTCTGCTTGGTAGTATTGTAGAGCGTTTGCTTTTCAATCTCGCGGATGTTTGTTGCGTAATTCCCAGAGAACAGAATTGAGGAGGAGATCGTAATGTAGTCAACGAATCCGGTGTGTTCGTACCGTCTCAGCAGATCGATGATTGTCTGCCGTTTGGGCTCGGATACTTTTTTCTTACGTGGCAAGCCGTCGAGTATTGTGCGGATTTCAGCGATGATGGTGTTTGTCCGTTCGACATTCTCGATACGGTGATGGAAGTCGTCGTAGTCATTATAAACGACGTGAGCGTCCGGCCTCTGGCGTTTTACGACATGCGATAGCAGTCCGGAACCTCCGAACAGATCGACGAATGTCGTTGCGGTGGGGAACTCTTGCAGGGCTTCGCGGAACAGTTTGACAAAATTGCGTTTTTGTCCCATGAACGGGAGCGGGGAGGTGTTGTAAACTTTTGCAGACATTGGTGGTGTGTTTTGGGCCTGCGAAAGTCCGACTTATTGCTGTGTATGCCAACTATTCGGGGGGGGTATCACTGCACGTTCCGTGCAGTCCTTTTCGAGGTGAGCGATGATGTTGTAGACCTTCCGTTCGCTCACAGCATACCTTTCAGCGAGTACCGCGACGATATAGGTCATTTTTTCGCGGCGGGCCTTCATGGCCCGGTAGTCGTTATATAGTGGAAGGTGCTTGTGGTCGTCGGGACGGATGCCTATTCGTTCGAAACGGTCGAGTATTTCCCGGTTGAATGCGATGATCTCGTATATTTTCATTACTTTTGTATCTCTGACTTACATGCAACAAATTGAACGCTCGACATGGAGCCTTGAGGTTTTGTCCCCGGCTATCCGTGTCGAGCGGTGTGTTGTATGTAAGTCAGAAGATATGCAACGGTCGGGGACTTTTTAATTATCCCCTTTTATATAAGTGTCTTGCCATTATCTCTATTTGAGTGTTAATGTCGCGGCCCATCCGTCCCATCCGCCGAACCGTCCGGCTTCCGGCAGGATTACTGCTTCGACGAACTCCATTCCTCTCAGTAGGGGGCATGGCCCGGAGATGTTCGCTCCGCATATATCGTTGATAAATTTGGTGAGCAAGGCTTGCAAGACATTGAGAGTTTCCAGATAGAGCCAGTCGGTTTGTTCCTGCGTGCGTGTTTGCTCCTTACCTTTTTCGAGAACGAAGATGATGAGCGTGTGCGGCCCTTTGATGTTATCGCAGTCTCCGGTGAGCGTTGCCTCCGGGAGTGAGATCACGATTTGACGAGGTTCGCGTTTGGGAGAGTTGAGCACGAGCGTTCCTTGGTCCTCGTTTGCCACGAGGAAAGGCGCCGGAACATCGGTCATGCCTTCGTGGATGTTTCGGCAGTACTTAATCAGTCTTGTGATTTTTTCGAGCATTGTCGGCGTTGTATTTGTCATTGAGTAATAGGAGAAGCACGTCGATTATGTTTGTCGCGGATGTCTCCTTCATGTCGCCGAAGGTTCGGCGCTCGGCCATGTTGAACAATGTCCCGAGCCATCCGAGTGATTTCCCGGGGGGCTCGTTGTCGTTAAACAGCGGCGCAAATGATACCTCGCGGCCGTTGATCGTGAAGGTGCCGCGCTGGAGGTTATCGACGCATGCAGCGTACCAGAGCAGGAACAGATGTTTTTTCCAGGATGGCACAAACCGGAAGATGCGGGCGGTGCGTTCCGTGCGGTCGATGTCGAGCGGTTCGACTCGCCGGCCGGCCGGTTGCTGTGGTCCGGGGCGGCGGTAGAGCGTGGCGAGCAGGTTGTCTATGTGCCGGGAGTCCTTAGTTGCTGTATAGAGCGTCAGTTCGGCGTCGGCCGCGATCAGCTCTTCGAATGAAATATCCATGAGGGCGTCAGCCGGGCCGACCAACCGGCGCCATCCTATGCGCAGGGTTGGCAAGTGGTTCTCCAAACAGTCGAATGCGGGGAGGAGTTCGTCGTTATTCGTTGAAAAGAGGAACCCGAGGAGTTCTTCGGCCAGGAGTACTACTTTCTCCGCTCGACGATGTGCTGCGGCCGGATGCAGGCGTTCCCAGACGATGCTGCGCACGGTACGCTTTATTCCGGCGAGTTTGTAAAGCACACGTATCCGGAACTCCGTGAGAGATATGCGACCGCATTGGAGTGCGTGAAATTGCCGCATGACGTGGAAGAGTTGCGGTCGGGTCATCTCGGCGTAGGAGGACGGAATGTTGACCGCAATTCCAGCTTCGGGTATTTCAATGCGGTTCATCAGGTTAAGCAGTATTTTTTCGACGGATCGTTATCCGGCAAGAGTGCGACATGCCGTGCCGGATTTCGGCGGTTGGTCACGGCTTTTTGAAGTTCTGTTTTCGCGTCGGTGGCTTCTTGCTCCAATGTGCAGAGCAGTTTTCGTGTTGCGGCATCGTCGATATTGCCGCCTCGGCCGCCTTGGAAAGAGTCGGAGAATCGGCGCACGATCATCGTCGGCAGAATCTTGACCGACATGCGTTTCACCGCGGTAATGACGGCATAGAGGGGGATGCAGAGTTTCGCGGTTGCAAATTGCTCGGCCAAATCCTCGCCGATGTCGCCGGCCTTCATGCGTTCGAATGCTTCTTCGCCAACGATAGGCCGGATAATGCGGTCTTGCGCCTCCAGCATGAACGGCACGAGGATATAGAACATGCGGGGTGAATCTTCGAGCGGGAATACAGCCTGGAAGGTGTCGAGGTCTTTGATAAAGCACTCGGCGAGTTTTTGCCGGAGCGGGGAGGTCTTCCATTCTTCGATCTGTTCCTCCTCCAAAAAGGTGTAGAGTTCATCGAGCGAACGGTAGTATTTGTCGAGTAAAGCCTGGTCGTCGCGGTCGTACTGCCATTGCCAAGGCATTTTTTCGCTTTCTTCGTGGATTTTGACTTTGCGGCCGCCGTCCTCGTGCGAAAGGATGTTCTGTTGGTAGAAGCGCACCATGGCGAGTTGTGCGATAGCTGTTTGTATCGCAGTTACGAGCTGCGAGTCGATCCCGCCGTCTTGTGCAGTGAACTCCGGTGTCCGGTAGTATTTCTCAGCCCGGTCGAAAATTCCGGGTCCGATGAGTTTTCGGATGGTCCGGCTTGCGGAATTTATTTCCGATTCGATGACTGCGAAGTCGTTGCTCTGGAAATAGGTGCCGACGAGAGTCTGGATTTCCTTGGCGCCGTCATTGTCTTTATTGAAAATCATGGTTCTAATTGTTTCGGATTCGATCTTCTGGGGCTGTTTCCTCCTGCGTCATGAGGCTCTGGTGGTAAAATCCGAGCTGGAGATCTGTTTCGGGAAAGTTGAAACGGATCGCCTGGTTAATGGGGTCAAGGATGACCATTTCGGGGATCGCCACGTCGGAGAGTTTGTAAATTTGATGCGCATAGAGCATCTCCGATCCGGAGGCGAGTTTCCCGTTGACCATGATGTTCGTGAGCGATGGGTGGAGTTGCATGCCCGAGGTGATCGCGGAATTCGCCGCTTCGCCGATTTTAAGCTGCGATTCGACGAAATCCTTGATCTTTTGGTCTACGGCTTCTATTTTCCATGTGCAGAGGTTCCCGTCGGGATCGTAAAAGTCGATGGATTCGAAAAATTTGCCCGCATTCTTCTTGCCGGAGAGCACTTCGGTAATTGTACCCATGATTTTGTCTTTCAACACGGCGACCATTGCGTCGAGTTCCGTTTCCTGGGCATCCGGGTGTTTTTCACGCAATACGTCTTTTTTGCGCTCCCAGTAGAGAGCCGGCGAGTGGATGTGGTATGCGAGGTTGAGTCCGTTGTCGGTAACGTATCGGAATATCGTGGGGATGTCGGAACCGCGCAATATCCATCGGATCGCCCCCATGAAGGCCGGTGTCGAATAGAAGTTGCGACCGAACGAATAGGAATAGTTGTACGATGCCGACACGGGATATTTTCCCGGGTCGAACGGATCGTACACGGGGAAAGTCCTCACGCCTGATGTGAGGCAATCGTTTTCGAAGTCTCCGACGAAAATGTGCTTTACATCTTCCAGTTGCCGGCTCTCGGCCCATTCGAGGCGGGCGTTCGTTGCCTTGACGAATTGAAGGCGTGCGATGCGGGGTTTGCGGCCGAGACGGTCGCCGAGGCGCTGACCGCGTTCGAGGATGTGCAAGGCGAAGAATCCTTGCAGGTGGAGGTAATCGACCAGCGCTTTTTCGATGAACCGTTTGGCGTCCCAGGAGCGGAGCCATGCGGAAATGTTCGGATCGTCATCGTATTCGCGGATAATGCGGCCGTCTTTCACTCGGTGCCGGTAGAGAAATGCTCCCTGCCCGTAGAGCAGACCTTTCTGCCGTTGGAGAATCCCGGGCGCGAGGTTATTGTCCTGCACCAGATCGCGCACCATGACGGGCATGTCGTTCCCGGGGCCGAAGGCCACGATACGCTTGCCCATGACATTCTGGTAGGAGTACTCCCAGTTCGGATTGCGTGCGGCGTTGAATATCGTCATGTCGCCGCCATAGCTTCGTCCGGTGGAAATTGAATAGGCCATTTGTCCGGCTTCCACGACAAATGACGAAGGGGAAATTTTATGTATTTTCGTTTTCATGCGTAGACTTTCTCTCCGTTGAACGACATCAGAAGGGGCTGGTAGAAATGACGTGCCCGGCCGGTGTCGATGTCGATGTATTCTTCGATGATTTCGGCATGGCGGTGGTGCGTGTCCTGTGCCCTGGCTCGGAGGCGGGCGTGGCGTACCTCGACGATTCCCTCGCTCCGGCCGGCGGAACTATTGTAGGACATGAACGAGAAACTGAAGGTTTCGTTCTTGCGCGAGAGTTCCCGCATGCGTCGTATGGCATCGAATAGTTCCATACGGCAAAAATAGCGGTGCGGTGGTGTGGGATAAAGGACAAAAAATGTGAATCCGCTATTGTTTCGGGTATATTTTTTCGTAATTTTGTCCCTGTACATAGGGTTGAATCCGCAGGCGAGAGCCGACGAATTTGATCCACTTTCGGGAGGGAAGGCGTTATTCCCTCCCTTTTTTTGCCCGTTTTGCGGGTTGAAAAATCCGTTTTCAGCTTCAAAAATCCCGATTTTGCGACCTTTTTCGAGTGATATTTTATATTTGTGCTTATAAATCAATTTGTTCTGCGGTTTCGACGAAAAAAACGCTTCACGATGTGAAACCGAAGCCCGCCCCGCCCTCTTCTTCGTTTGCAATCGCACGGGTTCGAAAAGGTGATATATGAGGGGCCATTGTTTCGGATCGGGGAGGGTGCCGGGGAGGGGGTACGAAAAAGAGGACGGCATTCGCCGCCCTCTCGATATGCGAGGCAATATTGTTCTATCGCACGGAGACGTCGCCGGCCGTGCCGCCGGGGAGTCCGCGGCCGAGGTTTCGTTTGACGATGGCGATCCACTCCTTGCGCATCATCATATATTTGAATGCGTCCGAAAAATTTGTCGATGTGACGAGGCGCTTGTGGTCGGAGGATTTTTCGGCACTCTTATCCTTGCCGATGCGGCCTTTCGAGTCTACGATCGTCTTAGCCAGTTCGAGCGATGCTTTGAGATTGCGGCAATGTATGGCGTCGATCTGCAATTCGGGCAGGCGCGGATTGTGTCCGGTCATCAGTTCTTGCATGAAGATATACTCGTCGGACATAGGAATATTCGCCTGACCGAGTGACATGAGCTGTACGCGCCAGCCGGTCGGTGATCCCGTGGCGTTTCGTTCTATGGCTTCTTTGATTTGGACGGCCATAGATTGATTGCTTCCCTTGTAGTTATTGCCGCTTCGGTCGTAGTAGAATTTAACGACCTTGTGTTTGTGAGGCGCGAAGAAGTGCAGAAACTTGTCGGCCAGTTCGCGCACCCACTCGGGCGGGAGACTGAAGAACTCTTTGAGGATGCGCAGCACGCGGCCGTCGTCCTGTGCTATGAGCATGGAGAGCATGTTGCCGAAGTCCATCGACATGTCGATTGCACGGTTGGGATTGAGGTGCCGGAGCAGACGGCAGTCCTCGGTGTCATGGAAGCCGAGTGCCTTTTCCACGGCCGCGATGTTCCCGTCTGTATAGAAGTGGCGTTCGCCCAAGTTGGGGTAGAACTGCTGTCCCTTCTCGATGCGGGGAGGCATCGACAATATTGCGGCATTGACGTCGGAGAGCTGTGAGGCGAGCGCGTCGGCGAACCATTGCGGGGATAAGATATCAACGTTGACGTAACTCGAAACGATTAGGAACATGCTCTGAGCCTTTTCATGGTGGCGAAGATTGTACCAGCGTTCCATCCAGCGGTTCGCGGTCTTGTATTTGTTCAGATATTCTTGGCGGTCGGCATCGGCCTGCGTGCGGTAGAACTTTTCTTTGGCAGCGATATACTCTTGCACGGCGTCGTTCGCTATGGAGGCCGTTTTCCATACGAGAAGTAAGGTCTCGGGGTCCATTTCCTTGGCTCCTTTGAAAATCCAGTCGTATTCGCCGGTATTGCCGGTGTTGGGCATGTCGGTCGTGAAGGTTTCACCCAGATAGAAGGGAGAGTGTCCGAATTGCAGACGGTAGCCGCGTCGGGCTTTGAGGAGGTTGCCGATCTTGGCCTCGGCAAAATATTTCACCTCGTCGCCGAATACATGGACATAGGAGCGTCCGGCAAGGGACGCCGGGCGATCGAGCGAGCCGAAGGTAATGTTCAATCCGGTGAAAAATACGATTGTCCGCTTGTAGGAGATGATTTTGTTGTAGGGTTTCCAGAAGTAGGGCTTGAGCCATTTCGGGAGGTCGGCGCATTCCTTTTCCGTGAAGGTTGGCGGTTGTTTCTCTACGACATAGTGGACGCCATCGCGGAACCCTTTGCGCTCGAGGGCCTCGAATACCATCGGGAGGACGTTCGCCGTGAGGTTGGCGAAGGTATCGGCCACCCATGCCACCGGGGCCCCCGGCATGTCGTAGACCATTTCTATCAGCCGTTCGACTTGTATTTCGGTCGTCTTGGCCGAACCTCGTCCGGCGACGAGCCGAAGTTTACGGGGCATAATCATCGCGCAGAATTGGGCGAGCCAGTTCATAAACTGGAGATCGACATAGACTTTCTTCTCAGGCCCTTTAATTTTCGCTCTGTTTCCCATAGTTCAGAATTTCGATGATGTCCACGTCCTCTATGAGCGACTCCCTGCGGAGACGGCTCTTGGTTGCTTCCGGAATGTTGAGTCGCTGAATCTGGTCGTTGATCTCCTGGCGGTTCACGGGCGGGAGGCCGATCACATCGGTCGTCAGCGAGAATACGCGCAAGGGCCGCATGTACATTTGCGGCGGCAGTCGTTGGATTTCGGGCTCGTCGAGTTTGCGGATTTTCGCAGCCTTGGCAATGATCTCGCTGACGGCTTCGTAGTCTTTAGGAGTCGTTGCTACGTTCTTCGCAGCGTGAGCCAAATCTTCGAGCAGTTCGGCATATTTATTCCGGAGGGCCTCCTTGGTCGTGTTCCGATTGGAGTAAAACAGCGCGTCGGCCTGGTTGTAATAGTCCGCGGCCCGGTCATAACTATATCCGAGTTGCTGGGTCAGAAACTTGATCGCTGCTCGTTTGCCCACCTGGCGATCTATGGAGTTGATGATCGAGAGCAGGTCGAGAAATAGCTTTTCGTTGTTCGAGAGATCATTCGTGCGGCCTTCTGCCATGTACTCGTAGACGCGGCGAAAGGCTTTCTCGTTGTCGAAAGTGCCGAATATGTCGAGTTTCGAGGTTTTGAACGACTTTTCGCGCCGGATTTTTTCGAGGTGGTTGATAGCCGGCAGGTCGCCGGCTTCAGCGTTTCTGAGCAGTTTCTTATTAATCGTTGCCAATGCTTGCAGGCGTCCGCGGGTTATGGCCAGCGTGATGATGCTCTCGGGATCGTTGTATTCGGCGGTGAATTGGGCGATGTCGAAGCTGAAATAGATGGCCATGTCACGCGGTTCCCACTCTAAGGCCCCGAATTGCTGGAGTTCTTCGATTTGCTCACGGGTTAAGGTGTCCCCGATTCTATTTCGCTCGTAGATTTGTTTGGGCATTGGTGTAGGCGTCTATGAGTTTATCCACTTCAGCCAGAAGTGTCTCCTTTTGGTGTCGGCGCTTTTCCCGCTCGGCTTGCAGGTAGGGTTTTGTCCCTTTTTTGATTTCGTCATTGATGCGCCAGATTGCCGACCGTAGGCGCCGTTGTTCGGCGAGCAGCTCCACGATGTTCAGTCCGTGGAGTTGTTGCCGTTGGCGCAGGTACTCGAAAATCCGATGTTTGCCGAGTATCGCACCATGTTCTCGATAGTAGTCGAGTTCCTGGAATATCGCGCGGTTTTCCAGAAAGTTCTCGATGGCCTCCCGGGCGGTGGTGTAACACTCGTTGAGTGTTGTGCAGTCGAACAGCCGTTCGTGTGCCTGGATATACCGTTCGTGTGCTGTGATTTTATCCGCAGCGAGGATTTTTAACTCGGGCGGACAATCCGGAGCCCGGAGGAAGGGAAAATCGTCGCGGAATCTTCGTCGCGCAGGGCGTGCCTCTTCGCTTGGGGGTGTTATGCCGGCCAGGGTGCACAATTTTTCAATCAGCAAGGGCCGGTATTTCGCGGGCTTTATTTTGACGAGTGACGCGAATCGGGTGTTGTTGCTGAATTGAGAAAAGAGCAGGAGGCCGGCTGTGACCTCGGCTCCTGCTCTCAACCATGCGCGGATTTCCGCCGTCAAGCTATCATTCATCCTTTACGAGTAGCGCGAGTCGGCTTTTGATGGCGGCGAAGCCTTCACCGTAGGCGCAGATGAAACGCTTTCGGATGAGTGCCTCGGCGACGGTTCCCATGCACTCAGGACACCGTACGGCATAGCTCACGGTGTTGCCGAAAGTCATGCCGATTTCCTCGGGCAGCTCTCCGGGGTGGGCGATACCGTTGTACACTTCGAGGAACTCCTCTTCGGTGTAGGTGTCGCCGAGTTTTTCGAGGGCTTGGAGCACGGCTGTTGCTTCGACGAGGAACGGAAGCCCCGTGCAGGGTGTTACCACCCATTTGTCGGAGTCCGGCTTCGGTTTCATGCGGCGGACGCGATAAGCCGTGAGGTCGGCGAGATTGACGCGGTGCGTCGGGAAGCAGTTCGCCGGGACGATGATGAACGGGTCGGGGATGTCGTCGTTGGCTATCACCCGGTCGATGACTTCGGAGAACGGACCTTCACCGATTTCGACGGGGATGATAATGGCTCCGACGGCTTTCTGCTCCCATACTTTTGTCAGCAGGGGCAGAGCCTCGGCCGAGCCGAGTACAACGATGGAAATCCCGAGCTGGGGAACGGGCCCGGAAGCGGGAATTGCTCCTGCTTCCGGGGTTTTACGTTCCTGGGAATGATCCTTTGCCATGGCGTCAGAGGGTTTCTCCGGGTTTGGCCGGTTCGTCCATCACTTCGGGCAGTTCTCCCGTGTAGGTAAGGATGCGGAACTCGTCACGGACATCCTGCTGGAGCGTGATGGTGTTCTTGGCACCTTCCTTTGTGTCCTGGGTTTCGGACTTCAGCGAGAGCGGATTGCAGGGCGAGCCGACGATCTTGGCGCCCTTGCCGTCGCAACCGCGGACGATGGCGCCGAGGTTGCGGTTGGTGTTGTACTCGGTGAAGTCCTCCATGTCCGTAGAGGTTCCGGGATGTGCGAACTTCACGCCCTTTTTGTAGCCGCGGGCATCCGCCTCGCCTTCGGCTTCCTGAAGGAGCTCGATGCTGTCGGGTGTCGCGTATACGGGCTGGAGTTTGGCACCCTCTTTCAGTTTGAATCCGTCATCGGCAATCGTGACGCCGACCTCCCGGACGGGATAGCTTTCGACGTCATCCATGTCGAAGATAAGGATGTGCGGATTTTTCGGGGACGGGTTCCCGGCTCCTCCGGCCGGGCGCCCGATTGCTTTCTTTGTGTAAGGCATAGCTGTTGGTGTTTACATGGTTTCGGGGTCGTTGCTTTCCTCCGGATTCTCCGGGCTGGGGTCGGATTCCTGATTGTCTTCGACCTTGGAGGTGATCCACTTGCCCGTGGCACCTTCGCGCGTCGAGGAGATCGCAGCCTTCGGGTCGTAGCCGTCCGGTACAATGGCGAACACGGCTTCGCCGAGCAGGAAGCCGACGCCCAGCCAGAACTCGCAGTAGAAGCGCACCTCGTAGTCGTGCTTCTGGATGTCGGTGATGAACTGTTCGGGGTTCTTGTGTCGCAGGCCGACGAAGTTCTCCTTCGGCGTTGAGAAGACGATGGGCGAGCCGTAGAGGCTGTCGAGCACCTGGAGGTAGCAGTTCGAGAAATCGACGCGATCCGCGCCGAAGTTCACCTTCTCCGTCCCGGAACCGGCGCCCCACTTGTTCTTGTAGGCCCGCTTGTACTTGAGGTAGACATCGCCCGACATGAAGACGGGCATCTGCTTCGATTTGTAGAGCGGTGCGAGCGACGCCACGAAGTCGTTGATGACGGTCAGCACCTCGTCGTCGGTCGCTTCGAGCAGGTTCTTGGTGGTGTTGAAGAACCTCATCTGCTTGTCGAGCGATTTTTTGGCTTCAACGAGAATCGTTTCGAAGCCGTCCATCGTATCCTCCGTTTTCTGGGAGTCTGCGACGTATTTTGCTTTCGAGATCATCACGTTCTCGATGTCCTCGGCAATCTGCGGAAGCATCACCTTATCGACGATGTAGCGCGTGATCGGCATCTGGTCGGGCGTCTTGCCCTCGTCGTAGAGGTGGAAAAGCCAGCTTTCGCCGACCTCGGCCGGAATAACCGGGAAGTTGACCTTGTGGCGAAAATTCTTGATCGTGAGCGGAGGGAATTTCGCACCTCCCCGCGGCGTCCATTTCGCCGTGAACTGCTGAACGACGTGGTCTACGGATTCACTCTCGACGGCCTTGTACTCCGTCGCAGCTCTTTTCCACGTGAGATACTTCGACGTAGAGAAGCCCTGGTAGAGCTGCTGGAGAATGTCGAGGTTGTTGCCCTGCGACAGATACGGGCCGAGTTCCTTGCGGAGATCTCCGACCTCGATCGTGGGGGTGTCGGCCATGACGCCCCGCTGGAGGAATGCGGCCGCGGCTTTGTTGTGGGCCAGGGCCATGTCGGCCTTGAATTGGCCTCGCTGGAAATTCCTGATCCCCTCGATTGCCGTCGTGGCTCCGGGGAGATCTTCGGGTTTGGCCGCCAGCGTGGCGATGTCGTTCTGGAGCTGCTTGATCTGAGACGTGAACCGGGCTTCGACCTGCTCGGTGGCGTGGTGGAGGGCCGCTTCGTAGAGGTCGTTGGCCTGTTCGTCCTCGGTCGAGAAGGTTTTCTCCTTGAGTAAGGATACGAAGTTCGGCCCGAAATGCTCGGTCAGTTTCTGCTCCTCCTCTGCGGTGAGTACCATCTTGCCCTGCGCGTCAGCCGTCGGTTCTTTTTTGAGAAAGCGAACGACCACTTTGCCCATCTGGGTGTTGGAAAGAAATTGTTTGAAATCCATATTTTGAAAAATTAGTGGTTGTATTGTGCCCGGATGGCGGCGTTTTCGATGCACTCGTCGAGGGTCATCATTCCGTTGATGAGTCCGAGGTCTTGAGCCTCGTCCGGGTGGAACATGGCTCCGGAGAATACACCGGGTGCGTCGGTTTTGATATTCGGCCGTCCGGCCTTCACGTCCTGATGAAATTGTGCGACGGTATGGGAGAGTCCTTTCTTGATGAGCGCATATTCGCCTTCGAGCGCTTGGCGGTAGCCGAGGTTTTTGTCTGTGCTTTCATCTGCGTAAACCGTGATGACGGTATAGCCTTCCTTTTTCAGTTTTTTCGTGTCGTCAACGATGTGATACAATGCACCGATGCTCCCGACCTCGGAAAGCGGATTGTCGCAGAAAATCGCGTCGCATTGCGAGGCCGTCCAATAAGCCAGAGACGCACAAAAGTCTACATGTGCGATGATCGGCTTGCCGAGTGCCTGCGTTTGGCCGATGGCCTCTTTGAGTATGGATACCGCATTCGCGGCGCCACCCCCGGAGTCGATGTCGAGGACGATGGCGCAGATCTCCGGATCATCTGCGGCTCGTTTGATTGCACGGGCATAGGTTACGGCTCCTATCGTGAAGCAGGAGTCGTATTTGGTGATTGTTCCGACAATCGGAATGACGGCTACCTTCGACGGCTTGGATTCGGAACCCGGACCTACTTGATCCGAAAGGTTGACTGCCGAGGCAGAAAATTCGAAGAAGGGGCGGGCCTCTCCGACTCGTTCGCCGTGAAGAAAAGAAAGCGCCACCGGGAGCAATGATTCGTAGTCGTGTACGAACCATTGCCCGCGGCGGACATCAGAAAGTAGCTGAAGCGGATTCTGGGTTGTTTCTATGCGGAACATTTGTGAATTTTTCACAAACTTACTCGCACCCAGGAGCGATAGAAAGGACTTTTTTAATGGGTCGCGGCGGGGTCTTGGTCTTGTATTCGAGAGTAAATTCGCATAGTTCACCCTCTTTAACGAGTGGGCGGCATGGCAAATCTTTCGTGCCGAGGATGTAGTAGCCGGTTGTGAGCCGAATTTTTATGATGCAGGGCTGGTGGAGAAGCTCGACGTTGCTGAGGAGTGTTGCCGTGACCTTGGTAGTCCAGTATGTGCCGTTGTCATCCTCTTTTGGCGTGATTTCGATGCTCCGGGGGCTGACTTTCGAAAGAGGCAGGTCCCGGAAAAAATTAGAAGGATCGTTCCATGCTTTGGCCCCGATGCGGGCGATAAATTTCTGTTTCATTTTTTTGACATTAAAATTGACAAAATCGCAAGTCAAATTAAATTATTTTATTATATGTGAATGCGGTTACTTTTTCGGAGGTTCGGGTGGCTGTATCTGGCTGAAATGATAACGCGCCTTTCGATGGATAAGGTCGGCTTTGCGACGGATGGCGGCGAGTGATGTTCGGTAGGCTCGTTTGCCCAGCGTCTCGGCATAGTCGGCCGACACGAGATGCCGGGAGACTACGAATGCTTCGATGATGTCGCGCTTTGGCATGCCGGCCTGGATGCCTTGCAGGTAGTAGGTGTCGAGGTCGATGTTGAATAGTGCGTCGAGAATCATGTTGAGCCGTTTGGTGTCGGCCTCCGTGAAAAAGACGTAGCGTGTCAATGCGGCGTAGGTAGTTTGGTGGCGCGGCAGAATGAGGGTTACGGTGAGTTCATCATCGGGCCTGCCGATGGGCGTGTCGCTGACCTTGTACAATCCGACGGCCATGCGGCCGAAATCGTTGGCGAGGGATAGACGGATTGGTCCGGGCGCCGGAGCATTGAACAAGTGGCGCAGGTAGTCGATTGTAAGTTGGTCGTTGGCTCTGAATCTTATTTCCATATTCGAAAGGTTTTGGTATCATGCGTGCGTATGTACATAGGGTCGAGTCGCACGAACTTGTTCTCTTTGATTTCGATAACTGTATAGCCATCTCCGTCCTGGAAATATCCGCGGTTAGCGAGGTGTTGGCAAATGTCAACGAATCGGATGACATCTTTGGCAATGTCGTCGATGCGGGTCCATTGGTAGGGAGGAACGCGCAATAACCTCGGCACGAGTTTCGTCGTATAGGTTTGGATTTCCTCCGGGGTTATTTCTTCGTATTCTATCATGGTGACATGTTTTTTCGACCTACATGACCT